GGTGGGGGGTTAAGGGGGGAGGGAACCACAGGGCGGGTCTTGACCGGTGTGTGGACCTGCGCTATGCTGGACCCATGCTCAAGAGACGAGAGATCCTTGCAACCATCAACGCGACCACGAGTGAGACCGGCTACGAGCGTGTCCTGGCCGGTGACTTCATGGTGGCTATCCAGGCAGACGACATCGAGGCGCTCGATGCCGCCCTCCGTGACCTTGCATGTGTGGCCCAGACCCCATGGGCGTTCGCACTCGCCGCCCACGACATCTGTGGCCCGATGCTCAAGCGCCACACCGTGGGGGCCCAGGCGTCCTGGTCCCGCATCCCGGGGTGGGTTCGTCACCACAGGGCGCACCCGCTGGCCACACTAGCCCTGGTGTGCTACCTGGTGCGTGAGGGCAAATCTGACCGTGAGGGGGTGGAGGGCCTGCTGGCGCGCTCTGGCTGGACGTCCTGACCTAGAGCACACCCTGACCCTGCTGAGGATGCCCTCAGACGGCCTCAGACGGCCTCAAACAGGCCAGGGGGTATCCTAGGTAGGGTCAGGTCCTGTTAGGGGCTAAAACGCGATAGCCTGCACGTTTGACAGGGTCTCTAGCCTGTACTAGGGTGGGTGCCATGACTTGGACATGCAGAACTTGCAAGAAGAACATCACCAAACGCAGCTACGAGCACTGCCCCGCGTGCCACGAGACGTTCGGGGGTACCAGGGCGGGTGACATGCACCGCGTAGGCCGCCACGGGGTGACTGAGGGCCCTGATCGCCGTAGGTGCCTCACCCCAACTGAGATGTCAACTAAGGGCATGACCCTGCACGGTGATGTCTGGGGCACAGGCATGAGTACCCCTGAGAGCTGGAGTGGGCGCTGATTTACGGCCTAGCCGCCCCTACCCGGTAGTCTAGCTAGGGTAGTGTGCTGCTAGGTCCTCAGATTTGAGATACTCAGGGGTTAACTTTGGTTAATAATTTCAGATTTTGGGTTGAAGCAGGCCAGCAGGGATGGTAAGCTTGAGTCATCAAGTCACAGAGAGGTCCACACACATGATCGCGTACAGGATCCAGGACAGGAAGCGCGGGGTTGAGTACCTGCTAGACCCTGAGACTCAGTACAGCTGGCCCATGGACTACGACGAGTCGAAGATCCGACATGGTGTGAGTGGGTGTGAGACCATCACGGAGCTGGCTGCATACTGGGCCACACACGCAGTAGGCGCCACTGACCCCGTGCTGGTGCGTGTGGAGGGCCCTCAGTCCGAGGACTGCCCCCTCGACTGGGAGTTTGGGGAGGTACTGGTCCTGCCTGAGACTGCTGAGGTCATCGAGGACACCTGTGTGTGGGCCCTGATCAGCTACCTGGTCGACCTCTACGCTGAGGACTACACACTGACCTACTATCAGCTTGTGGAAAAGGCTGAGGAATGGCTCGAGAATAACCGCTGAAATTACCACTAAATGGGGTTGAAATGGCCCTCAAGTTGTGCTAAGCTAAAGACCAACAAAGCAAACCAGAAAGGCCCTAAAATGAACGTCTCATGGGGTGATATACACACCACATTGTTTATGACCACGCAATTCGAGCCTGATTTAGCCGGATTAACCGACGCTCTACTGGCCTCGTTGAGGCACGAGGACCCTGATGAGCTCAGAGATGCCCTGGAGTGGTGGGCAGGTATTGCTAACTCACCGTGGATATTCGCTATTGGGGTGTCTGCCGAGGCAGGCCAGCTCTGTAAGAAGCTCACTATTGGCAGCAAGGCCTCATGGGGCCGTGTAGTGTCTCGGGTGCGCAGCTACGGTAAGGGCCTGGAGGGTGTCGCTAAGGCCATGCGGCGTGAGCCCGCTCTGTTCGCTATCGCGTACCTCACTGCACGCATGCGTGATGACCTGATTGACCCGTCAGAGGTCGAGTTGATCCTGCATGAGTCGGGGTGGATTAGCTAAGGTTAACAGTTTAGGATCAGGAGTTGTGCTGGTCCACAGAGTGTGCTAAGATAAAGACATTGAAAACAACGAGAAAGGTTCAAAACAATGCTTAAGTTCATAGCCTACATGGCCGGTATCACCGCTGCTGTCGCTGCTGCCCTCGGGCTGGGGGTACTGATCACCTGGATGATCTTCTACGGTCTGTGGTATGTGGCCCTCATCCTGATGGCTATCGTCGGTGTGTGGTTGGGGTTCAAATATGAGGCTAAGTATGGCAACAAGGATGAGTTCGGTGATTGGAGTGAATTCTGATGTATGAATTCGGGGATATTCCACGCATGGTACAGAACATCAAACCTGAGCGGGGCTGTATGTCATATGTGGTTTTCTCAAACCCAGATGGTGTCTGGTGTGTGCCGGGTAAGTACTACCCTGAGCCCGGAGGGGCTTATATCCACCCCGTTATGTGTCTCCTTAATAAGATCGGGGGGTCACGCCCTGGCATCGCGTACGTAATTGACCACGTTTGCATCACTTGTGAAGCTATTCTGAAGACTTTTCCACAGTTCGACAACGTCATTGTCAGGAGCTATAATGATCAATGAGATTGAGCTAGCCTATGAGATTGCCCAGCAATCCTCCCACCCTGAATGCAAGGTAGGTTGCCATTTCGTAAACACCTCTGGGGATTACCATGTATCCACGCATAACGTAGAGCTAGGTGTTAAATTACACGACGTTGCACCTAACGGGCAGTGCCTCGAGTACATCCACGCGGAGGTGTGGGCTTCTCAACAGCTTATGGAGCTGCCCTACCGCCTTAGGGAGGGCCATATAGCTATGACTTATGAGCCTTGTGCACCTTGTGCTAGAGCGCTGCTTCTGGCGGGGTTCAGGGGGTCTTTGGAGTATGACAGACCATGGCTTGATCCAGCACTGAAAAAGCCTAATTGGCGAGACCACAAACAGGGTATAACCGTGCTATCTAATGCTGGTGTTGAGGTCATTAGATCTCGTCCAGAGTACGGTGCAAGGCACTATAATGACCTTAATTTCGGTGACTGGTATCCACAATGCATGGAAGTGCTTAATTGGGGCGAAATCAGGTATAGGTACCTTAATAAAAAGGCCTGTTTGTTTATTCTTGAGACCTTGCATAAGTACCTCGGAATGGGCTATAATGTAAGTCCAGATGCCTCTTACGGGGTGACTAATTACACCCTGACTAAGAATTTCAATAAGGCGGTTAAAGACTTTACTTATTGGGCTAACTATGGTAGCTCATGGGTTAAGGAACCGGGTTACATAATTGTCAGGTGTGTATCGGAGGCTTACCGACGTGCTGTGTGAGTATGACCAGAGCATATACAACTTGTCTAGACAGGCCGCTGAGCTAGTCACGGAAGGACAGGATCACCCCTACTGGTGCTACGGGTCATGGAGTGTGGTCTACACGCATGCCCCACTGTCCCCGACACGTAGGGTGTCTGTGGACATGGCTCAGCGAGAACTCTACTGGATGTTGAGCGGGTCAGGGGCCACACAGCAGGACAGGTGTGCTAGAATCACCCCCGACGTAGAGCGCATGTGGTCCCCGTGGGCCACAGACACGCTGGGGCCTATGTATGGAGTCCAGTGGCGCTACGGGGGCCCTGACGGGGCCTATGACGCCGTACGGGACGTTGTGGATAGGCTTGTAGCCAACCCCACAACCAAGAGGGCGGTGTGGACTGCCTGGCAGGGTTACGAGATAGGGTCTATGCGTATACCACCGTGCCCAGTGGTGTGGGCGTTCAATGTGGTAGGGGGCAGGGTCAACCTCGACATATTCGCCCGGTCCACAGATGTCGTGTGTGGCCTTCCCTATGACACCCTTGAGGGGTGGATGTTAATCCACCTCATGGCTAATACTCTCAGGACGCATGGGCATGCTGTGATCCCGGGGCATCTGAGGTTCACTACGGCTAATGCTCACGTGTATTGCCAGAATCTTGATGTTTGGCATAAGATGCTGATGCCTGCTAGGGTTGAGAGTGAGGTCGAGTTTATACCAACTAAGCAAGGTGTGCTAGAATTCAAAGGTAAGGGGTTCAAGGCGGTCAATTATAAGGCGCCTATTTATTCAGCGAAAGTGGTGGTAGTTTAATGTTGAAGTTATTGTTCATTGGTGCTCCGTGGTGCTCACAGTGCCCACAGGCTAAGGCCAATTTTGAAAGGGCTATGCAAAAGTTCCCTTATCTTGGTTGGGAGTATGTTGATGTTGAGGCCAATCCTGACCTAGGGCGTAAATGCAATATTATGTCTGTCCCAACTGTGATAGCCTTGCACGAGGGTGTGGAGGTTGCTAGGATGGGTACGGGGACCACACTCCAGTACAAGCAGATGATTGAAGGAGCAATTAACTAATGTTCGAGCCAGTCACTAAGCCTCGAGACTATCAGCTGGCCGCGGTTAAGTGGCTGGCTAAAAAAGAGCACGGCATGCTCCTTATGGACACACGTACGGGCAAGACTAAGACAACCATCGACTGGCTGTCATGGCTTATGCACAATCGTGACGTACGGTACGTCATTGTGGTCTGCCCTAAGATCGCTATCGATGTGTGGGTCAGGGAGCTCCAGCAGCACTACTGGGGACCTGAGGCGGATATTGTCTATGACGGGGCATACGAGGCCACGGCGCTGCCTAAGATAGTGTTGATCAACTATGACAAATTCTCTAGAGGGTACCCTAATGGACTTTTCAAAGGGGCTGAATACCACGCATCAGCTATTGTCCTGGACGAGTCACACCTCATCAAGACACCTGCCAGCAAGAGGTCTAGGCGCATTGTGGGTATGGCCAAATCGGCTAGGTACAGGGTATGTCTTACCGCCACACCTGTGGGCAAGCGGAATATGGTTGGTGAGATTTACCCTCAGCTAGTGTTCTCTGACCCTTCTATTAGGGAAGAATTCCCATCTGCTAAGTCGTTTAGGGAGTATTTTGGTGAATGGTCTAACTTTGGGGGGTTCCCTAAGTACCTTGGACCACGTAATACCGATGAATACCAGGCACTTATTAAAGCACACTCCATAAGTATTAGCCGTGAGGACGCTATAGGCACTAAGGCTATTGATGAAGAGATTGTGCCTGTATTCCTAGACGAGTCCCGTAAGGGTGTCTATCAGGCTATGGTGAGGGATGAGTTAGACGTCCTGGAGTCTCAGGGCGAGACAGGAGCTGATAGCGTACTAGCACTGTTCTCTAAGTGCAGGCGTCTCGCTGAGGGGCTCTCTACAGGTGAGGGCAGGCTAGTATATAGTGGACATAAGCTTGTGGCCCTTGATGCCCTGAGGGAGGCCTACAGGGGCCGTATAGTAGTAGCTAGTGAACTACTGGACTCCCTCACAGCTATAGAGCGTCACTTAGACCCCACGTACAGGCTGGACGGTAAGGTAAAGGATAAGACTGCTGTGCTGGACGCCTGGAAGGCTTCAGATGATGGTGTGCTGGTAGTAAACCCGCAGGTGGCCGCTACTGCTGTGGACATGCGCGAGGCCGAAGTGCTGGTGTGGTATGGGCTGCCTACCTCGGCGTTGACCTACCGTCAGATGTCTGATAGAGTAGCCTTAGCGGCTGATCCGAAGGTCATCGTGCTGGTGACTCAGGACACTGTAGAGGACTCCCTGTGGGCCTCCCTACAGGAGGCCACAGAGTTCCGCAAAGCTATAATGAACAACACTCGTGACTATCTTCTAGGAGAGACTTATGCTAGTGAATCCATCTGACCGCTTGGTGATCGCAGCCACCCCTGGAGTGACCCCTGAGGTCTTCGCCCGAGGCCTGGGGTACGCCCCCAGTGAGCTTGCTGTGGACCCACACAACAGTCACGGGGTCATGACCCGCTCGTGGGTGGATGGTGATATCCACGACTACACGGGAGTTAGTTCGGATATCCGGGAGGCAGCTAAGCCTAACGTGCCCCGAGCTAAGGGATTCAACTTGGCAGTCGTGGCCTTCAACCTCGATGACCTCTTCTCGGACTGGGGTAAGCAGCTCTGGGCCGGTGCAGACACTGGTTATTCATGGCCCGAGTTCCTAGTGCTAAGTATCGGATACCGGTCATGGGTGACTGATTGTAGTAGGACGGCCAGCTGGAAATTGAATAAGTTCCGCACCGCCACGACTTTCACTATTGGCGAGGGTAAGATAGAGTATAAGTCGACCACAGACGTCCGTACCGCTCATAAGCTAGCTAAAGAACTCACCAAATGTTATTTCTAGACATAGAGACTACTGGGCTTAACCCACAAGCTAAGGACGCCTCCGTGCTTATGGTGGGTATCCTCGGGGATAAGCCTGAGGATGAGCCCCGGGTTTTCCACATGGCCTCTAAACACCCCGAGACATGGCAAGACAGGCTTAGGAGACTGTGTGGAAAACTACCCCCGGTGGTGGGCCACAACATCAAATTTGACATAGTGTACGCTAAGCGGTTCGGTGCTCACATCGAGGCAGCAGGGGACACTATGCTGGGTGCCCATATGGTCGACGAGAACCGGTCTCTAGGGCTTAAGTCCTTGATGGCTGACTTTATGGGCGGTGACTGGTCTTATGACGGTGTGTGGGATGATTCTGATCCGGAGGCTATGGCCGCATATCTGAAAAAGGACCTCCTGGCCACACGAGAGCTTTATCGAATTAACAAAGGTAAACTCACACCTAACCAGAAAAAGCTCCTTCGTAAGGTTGTGGTCCCAGCTATCCATATGCTAGCTGAGACTGAGGATTACGGCATACCTATTAGCCGGGATAAGCTCGATATAGCTAGCCGTAAATACACCTCTGAATTGGCTGAAATTGATGCCCAGTTGGACTCTGAAATACCCTCAGAAATACCCGAAGGTATGCAAGTTAAATGGGGTACTACTAACTTTCAACGGTGGTTCCTGTACGACTATCTGGGTACCCCCAAAAAGGAGGTCGGAAAGCCTACTAAAGCATTCCCTAACGGTGCTCCAAGCTTATCTAAAAAGGCACTCGCTTATATGGATCACCCAATAGCTAAAACACTACTAGAAAGGTCACGACTAAAGAAGAATATAGACGGATTTATTACACCTTATAAAGAGCAGATAGACAATAAAGGACGTCTATATACATCATTTAAGTTGCACGGCACAGTCACGGGTAGGTTATCATCAGGCAAAGTGTGCGACGGAGTCGGAGTGAACCTCCAGCAAGTTCCGAAAGATCCCTACATAAGGGGTCTGGTAGCTGCCCCCGATGGCTACAAGATCATTGAGGCTGACTACAGCCAGCTGGAGCTACGCGTGGCAGCTGTGGTATCGCGTGACAAGAGCATGCTTCAGCTGTACCGTGATGGAGGTGATATCCACTCACAGACCACACGTGCTATTGGGCTTGACCCAGACAATAGCTTCGACCGTAGGAAAGCTAAGATTGTCAACTTCGGCTTCCTGTATGGGATGAGCGCTAAGAGTTTTGTCCAATTCGCTAAGGTAAGCTACGGTACGGACATTACCCTTGATGAGGCTGAGCAGTTCCGGGAGGACTTCTTCAGGCACTGGTCTGGCCTCAGGCCCTGGCACGCCAGAGCTAAGGCTAGAGCGCACAAGCTGGGCTACTCGAGCACGATGTTTGGCCGGCGTAGGCACCTACCAGGCCTATACAGCAGTGATGAGTATGAGGTAGCAGCGGCTGAGAGACAGGCTGTCAACAGTCAGGTGCAGGGCACGGGTAGTGATATTATGCTGAGGGCCGCTGTGCAGGTGTGGTCCAGGCTAGAGGGGGATAGCCATATACTAGGCCTGGTGCATGACGCTGTACTAGTGCTGGTGCCCGTTGCTCTAGCCGAGACCACAGCGTCCGTGATTAAGGAGACCATGGAGGAGCCCCTGCCACACTTCGACTGCCCTCTGGTGGCTGACGTCGAAATAGGAACTTGCTGGGGACCAGATATTGATGTATAGTAGGAGTCATGCAGATAACGACTAGCCTGATCAAGTCCTGGCTGAACTGCCCTCTAGAGGCCTACTATGACCTTCAGGGGATAATAGCTAAGCCTCACCCTGGTACGGCCCTTGACAGGGGCACGTACCTACACGCGTGGCTCGAGACAGGTACCCCTCCTGAGCGTCCGGCGGACCTTATGGAGGAAGAGCATCAGATCTATGATGACCTCGATCGTGTGTACCGTGCCTACGAGTACAGGTACCGTGATGAGCCCCTCAACGTGCTGGCATGTGAGCTGGACCTCAGCAGGGGTATCCCAGGGTGCAACCACGACTACCGCGGTAAGATCGATAAGGTAGTAGAGCTTGGAGGCCGGCTGTGGGTACTGGACCACAAAACACACCAGACCCTCCCTACAGCCGAGTACCGGCAGCTGGATATCCAGTCACATGCGTACCTCTGGTTGTTGGAAGGCAACAAGAAGAGGCTTGGGTGGGACCTCCCCCTTGGGGGTATGATCTGGGACTACATCCAGCCACAGCGCGTGGTGTGGCCACAGCTGACCAGGACTGGTAAACTTAAGATCTCAAAGGGGTCGACGGGTAGCACTTGCTACCGATCTCTGATAGACTGGGCTCATGAGCACCGTACTAAGATTACCTCAGAGGAGTGTAACATCATCGCGAAGGAGGCTGAGTTGCTGAAGCGTCAACATTGCCCAGCTTTCACTCGTATAATGGTACCTTTCAGTAAGGAGGTGCATGCTCGCCAAATCAAGAGTATACTGAGGTGGGCCCGTCAAATTGGAGAGATAGACTGGTCCACACCGCCAGAGGACAGGAATCCGTCAGTGTGTGGTAATTCGTACCTATGCCGTATGGGAAAACTAGCAGCGGCTAGGGTAGAATTCGGTACAGAGAGGCAGTTCCTGCAATTCTACGACAAGAGAGACCCTATGGAGAGGTACAAATGATCACACTAGTATACGGACAGCCTAAGACTGGCAAGACGACGTTCGCAGCTACAATGCCTGGGGTCAAGATTATCGACCTCGAGGGTGGCACACGAGCAGTGCAGGCCGAGACCACACAGATAGACACGTGGGAAGCCCTCGCCAAAGAGGTTCAGGCTATCGTCGCTAAGCCTCCGCAGGCAGTAGCTCTGGACAGTGTCACTGTGGCACATGAGCTGGCCCTGAATTTCGTCTCTGGTCGCAAGCGCGGTGACCTCATGACGGTCGCCAAGCCTGTCAGTCTCCCTCAATATGGCCAGGCCAACGAACTAATCAAATCTTTGATCCTGACTCTGCGTGGCCTTGACATCCCTGTGGTATTGACAGGGCAGGCTAAGGTGACCTATGTGGATGAGGCTGACCCTGAGGATGCCGACGTGGCCCAGACTAAGGAGGTCACACTGGCACTGCCCGGACAGGCACGACAGTTTGCACTCATGTACGCCGATGTGATAGGCTACACAGAGTCAGTTAAGAGAGACTCCAACACGGGTTACCGTATGTGGCTCAAGCCCACACAGGGTATCGTGGCAGGGTGCAGGGCAGACATTGCAGCCCGTAAGCCCTGGCTGGGGTCTCCTACTTGGGAGAGACTTGAAAGGTATCTCACTCATGATTGATTTTTCAAAGGTTGCCAGTAACGCACTCGTGCGCTTATGTGACCAGATGGATGACCTGCCCTGGCGCTTCGAGCACAAGGACCTCGCAGTGATCGACGTGCCCAACCCCATCACTGTGGCCCACCAGGTAGGCCAGTATGAGGTGCGCTACAATGACCATGTGAATCGGGATATGTTCACCATCACGGTTTGCTTCTTCACCACAACCTCAGCTACAATCGACTACATCCGATCAATTCTAAAGGAAAGGGAAACCAACAATGGCTAAACTCTCGATCGACTTCAGTAATGTCAAGGCCCCCACATACACCTCCGCTCATCAGGAGCCAGGCGTGTACAACGCTGAGATAGCTGGTGTGGAGCTGGCCAAAGCTAAGAAAGATGGCACTGACATGCTTGTCTTTGCTATTGAATGTGGCCCTGGACGCTACCCCTACTACTGCAAGATTGTCCCTAATCAGCTGTGGAAGCTCCGCGAGCTGATCGAGGCAGCGGGTACTAAGGTTCCTAGCAAGGTTGTGCAGATTGACCCCGAAAAATATGTTGGTAAGAAGATCAACGTTGAGCTTGAGGATGACACGTTCTACGACAAGTTGAGGTCGCGTGTGGCGCGTGTGGCCCAGTTCGCTGAGGTTGAGCCCAAGGCTGATGGAGTCCAGCAGGACGTCGAAGACGACTTCGGAGAGTTCGACGACATTCTCTGACATAGTCTGGGGCAGGGACAGGAGCCCTGCCCTGGGCATGCTAGAGAGTACGTTCTCACGCCAAGTGCAAAAGTATGTAGAGTCACGTGGTTGGTGGGTTGTCAAATACCACGCCAGCCAGTACACTAAGAAAGGCATCCCAGACCTGATAGCCTGCTTCAGAGGTAGGTTCGTAGGTCTAGAGCTTAAAACAGGCTCATCTTTGAGCCAGTGGCAAATTCGAGTTGGGGCTGATATCATGTCAGCCGGAGGGTATTGGGCATGCATAACCCCCAATACCTACCAGGAAGAGATAGCTAGGGTTGAGGATGAGATTCTTCGAGACAATCTGGGAGGGTTGTGATGGGTATTTTTTCGTCTGTGGGATCACGTGGCCGGGTCAGGCTTTCAACCCGGGCAAAGCCTTTAGGGTTGTGGACCAACTTGACGAAGCGAAACGCTACGTGCGGGATCTCGTTGAAGCTGGGCAGGATGTATATTTCACTCCCGGTCTTTTCTCTAAGCCAGAAAGGAAAGCGGAGTACCTCAAGCCGGGCCCGCTGATCTGGTCTGACGTAGACACTGGCCACACAGAGGGCACTAACCCCATCGCTGTGTGGACTAGTAGTCCAGGGCACACACAGGCTATCTGGCGTCTGACTGGGACTGTGCCCCAGCCTGATCAGGACAGCCTGTCTAGGGCTGTCAGCCACGTGCTTGGATGCGACCCTGGAGGCTGGGACGCTACTCAGCTACTCAGGGTGCCGGGCACCCCGTCGCACAAGCGCGGCTGTATGGTGGGTAGACCTATGTACGGGACCACACAAACTCCTGGTGAGCTAGCCTCCGCAGTGTACCGTACACTGGACGGCAGCTCAGCGTCTATAGCAGGCCAGCTGCGTGCAAGCAAGGCCCTGGGTGATAGGTCGTCTCAGCTGTATGCAGCTATAGCTAGTATGCTAGAGTGCGGGGTAGGGCCTGAGTTTATACCAGGCCTGATCCGTCACACTTCCCTCAATAAGTGGGATAGCATCAGTAAGCTCAAAGCAGAGGTCTCTAGAGTCTCTAGTAAGCTAGATCACACACGGTCTGAAACTGTAACTCTGGAGATAGTTGAAGATTCACCTAGAGAGCCTTTGCTCAAGATCAGACCTATAACTGAGCTAGTAGGGATGCCTGGGCCACGGTGGCGTATTGACGGCCTGGTAGAGGAGGGTGGCTGTGGCTTCATTGCCGCACCTCCGAAGCACTACAAGTCATGGGTAATGCTCGATATGGCTATTAGCCTGTCTCTAGGGCAGCCCGTGCTAGGGTATGCTAGATCACACCAGGCACCCTGTCTCATCATCGAGGCAGAGGACAGCCTAGCGCGCGTGTGGTCTCGCGTACAGACTATCCTCCAGTGTCGCTTCCCCCACCATGACCCCCGTGGATATATAACCTACAGGCACGGTGTGCTTGAGCTGCACCCACCTGCCTCAGACATACCTCTATACATAGCAGGAAGGCCCGCACAGGGGCTGTCACCTGAGCTGGCTGAGGAGATAGGAGAGACCGTAGAGTCGATGGGCATAGGCCTGGTGTGCTATGACACGCTATCTATGCTGACCACCGAGTCAATCAACGATTCTCAGGCTATGTACGGGCAGATCCTACAGCCCATCAAGGCGGTAGCTCAGTCTACAGGATGCGCTCAGCTAATAGTGCACCACACACGTAAGGCGAGCAAGGACATGCCCTCCAGTGGAGGTGCGGCACTTGCAGGCAGTGTGGCCCTGCACGCCTGGTCAGACAACAGTATGTACATCACACGACAGGCTGAGTCGTTGAGTATTCAAGTAGAAACTAAGTCTGGGTCACAGGACCTCGTCGTCACCGGGCTAGACACTCCGGGAGAGTGGCAGCCTGAGGTTGTGCAATCGCTCTAGAGTGTGGTAAGGTAATGCCATGATCAAAACACAGGGAACAATCCGAGTCGAAACAGTCGAAAACTTCTACGGAGCTAGCGTCGAAGCACTGCTTGAGTGTGGCTACCTATACACCAGTGAGCTGGGAGACATCTACTGGGATGCCGGTCAGCACACTCCAGTCAACGCTATTTTCCTGGTGGTGGAGTGATGAGGATCGAGGACCTACGTCAGGTAGCTCCAACCAAGGCACACCAGACCGTCCTCGACGGTCTGCACCAGCATGGCTGGGATGTCCTGCCTGGCACCATGATGCACGACTGGGCAGTGTGGGTCAGCCCTTACTATGCTGACATCCAGAGGTGTCAGCGCGCTGCTGAGAGACTCACACCGTGCTGTAGCTACTATGAGGAGAGTCCAGACGACACTCTCTATCGTAACCCTCCAGCGTGGCTGCATCAGCTAGTACTGTGCGTCGAGTTCGAGTTCATCGAGCACGGTAGCGCCATCGAGATTGACGCAGCTAACGCAGCTCTGATAGACTATCAGGACGGGACCGTACAGGAACTAATCAAAAAACTAACCAGTATCCCAGGATGGCCTACCTCATACTGTGCCTACCTGGTCGACCACATGGAGGAATAATGCTAGGATTCAAGCGAGACCCCGAGTACGTAGCAGAGCACGGTATCGATCAAGCGGAGCTACACGACCACGTACTCAACGTCTATGGTGAGGACCTCAGCGAGGCCACACTCAAGCACATGGTTGAAGACATTGAGCATGCCGCCCAAGACAAGATCACTTGGGACGGTGTGGACATCCCTGACTACCTAGCCACGTACTACGATGAACTCGACGCACACATGGAAGACCTCGACTCGATTGGAGACATGCTATGGTGATTGATCCTGAAGCAATGGCAGCACAGCTGCGCTACTACTACCCACACACTACCCATGAGCAGCGCCTGGCGTGCGGTCAGGAGATCGCTCAGGTCTCAGGCCTGTACTGCTGGCCACCAGAGCGCATCATCAAGCGCATCATCAAGAAACATCTAGGAGACAAGAAGTGAGTACGTTCACAAGACTTGCACATAATGCACTCCTGGATGCCCAGAGGGTAGCGCGTAAGCCTGGGCAGGACGCTAGGCTAGTAGAGCAGGCGTCCTTGCAGGCAGCCACCGTGTACGCTATACTCGATCTGAAAGTAACACTTGAAGAAGTTCTGACCGAGCTTCGAGACATCACTAGTAAGGACTGATCATGACGGGCATTGACAGCTATGTCGCTATGCTAATGCTGGCAGTAGCTCTTGGCATGACTATAGGAAGCCTTCTCAGCGAGCGTTGGTAACCTATGACCCTAGAAAACAAATAACCCCCTACCTAAACAGGTAGGGGGTTATTTTATGTTAGGCAGTCACCTCAGGGGCCTCTGCACGACGGGGAACAGTGCCCTCGATCGTGGAGGTCTGCTCGACCTTAGGCGCAGCAATTTTAGCTGCATCATATAGACCACACGCACCGAGACCCATCAGCAGGTACTTAGCGACAGCCTGGTAGACAGGATCACCTCCAAGGAAGGTCTGAGCCAGGCCCAGAGCAACGGACAAGATCACAGTAACAGGCATAGCAGCCTTAGCAGGCAGGCCGAGGCGTTTCAGAAGCTCGACGATAGCTAGCATAGCCGGTACAGTGGCGAGCGTAGTAATATCCATGTGTCTCCTAACTACAGTATCCCTGGGGCTCTCTCAGGGATGATGTACATGTTCTCTTCCCAGGCGATGTCCTTGTGCCACATCACCCCGAAATTTTGATTCACACCACACTGCACAGCGAAGTGCAAGCGGGTATTGTAGGGTGAGAACTCAGTGTCTAGATGCCTCACCATTTTGCCGTCCACAAACCACCTAATACAATCAGGGTATATGCGCACCCCGTACTTGTGCCACTGGCGGGTATCTAGGTCGATCACCTGAGGCCAGTGCTGAGGTGCGCGGTCCTTAGGTGAGGGCCAGTGGAGATTCAGCTGAGTCTTAGTCTTGTCAGACTGAGTCTCCATGAAGTTGACCTCGCCCTCAGGCCACCTAGAGTCTTCCTCAGGCCACAGCATAGCTACCATCTCCGTAGTCCACGACGGAGGGTTCTTCACCCACATAGACCAGTAGCCCTCACCCCGGACGTTGTACAGGGACGCCCATGAACCACACCGCAGTGAGTTATGCAGAGCTTTATCGTGTGTGGCCCCTGCCTCGGTATACATGAGGTATGCTGGACGATCGAACTGCATCTTCAGCTCGAACGTGCGGCCGTCAGGTAGGAGCTTAGTCATGGCCGGGTCGAAGCGACCTAGCGTGCCGTGCTCAGGACGCTGAATACCCCACCCACCGTATGACCTGTAATCATACAGCGGTTTCTTTTTCAAGTAGTCTTTCATTGAGGGAGTCCACTGATACTATCTACCAGGGGACCACACCTCCTTTCAGGCTAACGCGCTATCAGGCAGTGACGCCGGGATCCCGAGGAGCCAGGCCCCGCACCAGATCAGCCAGCACAGAGATAGAGTTACGCAGTTCCTCCATTTGAGCCTGCACCGCAGTGATCCTCGTCTTAGCGTCAGCGATCTCCTGGCGGATCACAACCTGCCCTCGGCTATCAGCCGACGGGTCACCCGGCCTGGTGATAGGCGCAGTCTGAGTAGCAGCTTGGTGGGCGTAGTAGGCAGCAGTCTGGCACGCAGCCTGCATACGGCCTAGATACGCTCCGAACGTCTCGTTACCCCAGTTGAGTCCGCCAACGCCTTCGCGTACAGCCTGAATCAGTTCGCTCTTGTCCAATGTTGGTCCTTCCTCGTTTGTCTTGAATCCACCCAGGATAGCCTCCATAATGCCTATACCCTGGGCACATGTAACCCACTTAGCAGGGGCAGGGTGATTGTCGCTAGCCTTACGGCCTCGGTAGCCTAGGCCGTTGTACCCAGCATGAGCAGCAACAACCTGATACTGGCAGGCAGTATCAGAACTACCACCAGAATCACAAGCCACATGGTCATGGGGTTCGAAACCCTGACTCCTATACCTAGCCCAAGCCACACCTCCGAACCTACGCGACTCAGCTACCAGAATCTCGTTCTGCTTAGACGTAAGGTGCCAGTTTTGGAAGTCGAATGCCCAGCCGTCGCTGTGCGTTCCTGCACTCGCAGCTGCACCTCCTTTAGCCTGGATCAGTATAATCGAGATATCTGGGTGATACTTAGCCATATAACGCTTGAATAGCTTGTACCACTTAGCTGGGATTTCGGCAGCATAGGCTTCCTGCCCATTGTATTTAGGGCCCACAGACACATATCCCATTTAACCCTCCTTCCTTGTCTCCACGGCCAGGATGCGCTGACCGTGTTCCTCCAACCTGGAAGTCAACATACGCTCCGAATTCGATACTCGTTCATTGAGCTGGCTCAAATTCGTGTTAAACCGGCCAATCTCTTTATCGTGCCGGTGCAGTACCCCCTTAATTTCCGCCGTATCAGACGAAAGAATCTCGAGGTCAGTGTTAGTCTTGTTGGCTTGTTTAAGTAGAATATTCAACTTATCCTGAACCGTATTACCTTCAGCATCAGTTTTATCGAAAACCAGCGCTTCGGTATCAGATTTAAGGTCAGCAGTAAGGTCCTTTATCATCTTAAGCGACCCCGACGTAGCCTTATAGACTTTGACTCCGCTATAACCAACCGCTAAAATACCCGCTAGAATAGCTCCTATAAGGCTACCTATAGTCTCAGGGCTCAACGTATCACCTCAACCACAGTACAACAGCGGACACGAAACACCGTCCGCCTCTATTAGAACTACCGCTATAGAGCTTAGCTTGGCAATTAACCTCAATCCCCCCTTCGCGTGGATCAGGAACAGTGAAGAATGGCCACGATATATTGGATGGGATAGCCGATGAGCCTAAGAAAGACAAGAAATCAGGGCTATACTGACCCCTACATTCGACCCTGCCCCAGCATGCAGGGGTGCCAGCGTTGGCGTCATAGTTAGGCATGATCGAACCACCCGCTATGACCAGTGCTTTAGTAGCCCAGCTAGGGGCCACAACGAACGTAGACACCCCTGTGGTCCAGCTAGTCACCGGAGACCAGTCAAGATTACGGGAATTACCTGCATCAACACTGATCTGAGACTTGAGCGCCTTGTCACCAATCAGACCTTCGGCGATCTCTAGGGTGCCGTCGAACTTCGCATGCCCCTTAACGTGGAAAAGAGACCGGGTATAGACCGCCCCTTCCCCTCCGATAGTGGCTGTAAGCTCGTTAATACGATTCTCGAGACCCTCTAGGCGGTTAACAACCTCACGAATACCCTGGTCATTAGACGGCCTATCGACCGTAGTAGGGTCGAAACTCATCAATCCTCCAATGAAAGCATTGGCTTAATCTTAGTGATCTCACCAGATACAGGGTCAGGGTCACATACCCACCCAATAACCCGGGCCTTACCCTTGAATTGCAGCTCAGGGTTACTAAGATTAGTCATATCAATATCCACATAGTCGCCCAAAACGAAGTCACGACCTGGCATGAAGTGGTTCAATGTAGTCTCCACGCTGACGGACGTCAATCCGTACTGCTGTCTCTCCCTAGCCGCGTACATATACTGCTGTAGCACGGCGTCATCTACTGACCCCGTGTCAGGAGTCCACCGTCTCTCGAGCTCAAGCCACCCATATTGCAGGACCTGACCATTAGACGTGACGAATTCCTTGCGTTCATCCCCAGACCTATTGGAGACCACACGCCAGATAGTGGCTCCCTTACCGTCAGAGCAGTCCTCAACCTGCTGCCAGGACCCTTGAGACAGCACCGCGGCCCCAGCGGTGTCCTTGCCTACACCTCCGAGCCTGTATGCTGTGTGGACCACAATGCCAATATGCCCATTAGCATGTAGTTCCCAGCTAGTAGCGAACTCTGCACCGTGCTTAGTGCGCATAAGATTCTGTAGGCCCTTGAGGCAAGTCATATCCTGGTCAGCGCGATACGTCCTGTCACCCCAATCAAGGGTGGGGTCCTCATCAATACGCCCATTAAACTGGACAGCAAGCCTGTCAAGCCCTATACCCCTAGCAATAGTCGTATAGCGCTGATCCCTGAAAGCAAATTCAGGGATATAGTTGCGATTGAGCCACTCTTCAGCAGGCTGTAGAGTAAGCTCCATGGACTCACCTGACCCGTATGTGCGCTTCTCTACCCAGCCAGCCCACAACACCAGGTTGTCCTCTATAGCTGCCAGGACAGCACGCATAGGCTGGGTGCCATCCCGCCAGTTAGCAGGCCACCTATCACAAACGGGGAGACTCACAGTAACGGAATCTCCCCGTCCGATGATGGATGACAGACTAGATTTGACAGCTAGGCTGGGTAGCTCAGTCAGAGGTCTACCGTCGAGAGCCGCAAAAGACTGCCATTTGATCATTAGCCGTTCTCGATCGCTATCCAGTCGAAGTCACAACCACGACCATTCTTCACGAACATTTGAAATTGTGTCGCAGTGACGTTATATGGTTTGGGCGTATCCCACGTGAAGTCACCTGAAGCCGACCTCACCGAGGCCACAACACGAGGGGCGCTACTAAACCGCCCTGGCGGGAACTGAATAGTGAACACCGCAGGCCCATCAGAGCTAGCCGTCACCGTACCCGACGCAATAGCAGGGATACGGGGCAGCTTAACCTGAGGAATTACAGTGTCCTCACGCCAAGAACTGCCAGTCCACAGCATCACCTTGCTGGTGTCCAGCTCATAGATGCGTTGGCCACTCTGGAGGAACCACGTTGTGGGCCGGCTATTAGAATAACACGGGATAGTGCCACCAACCGCGCAAGTATACTGCCTAGCATCATAAATCGTAGGGCTACCTGTAGTAGACACAATTATTCGGGCAATAAGTAGGGCGCCAGACGGAGTAGCTGGCGTAGGGAAACTAGCTGACGCCACACCTTTGATCATTTCAAAGGAGGCCTGGTATTTACCACTACCGTCGACCGTACCGTCATACACCTTAAGCACCAGAATGTCAGTGCGAGGGTATGACGTGTCCTTGGCGTACAGCGGCAAGCTAACATCATCAACATTAGACACCCTGTAGCTACCGTTATTCGAGGCCACAGGCGTCACAATAGCCGTGCCAGAGCTAACACGTACCTGGCTGCCATTGAGGCTAGGCGTCATACCAGAGGTAACACCAGGCCTGCACGCCAGCGGATGTGTGTCGTGGACCATGGTAGAGCCCACATCAAGCCGCCTAAACTCCGCGGCGTTAATAGATACATTGCCACCAATAGGTAGCACTCCATCGAGAGCCATTATATAGTCACCTGTCTCACAATTACATCAAGATAAGCGGTAGGGGAATACACATCAGATCTGAACCCAATAGTCAATTCACCCCGACCAAGCTCAGGCCATTCCCTCACAGTAGGGGCAGCAGCAGACTGACCCTGCCTAAGTGACGAGCGGTTAGTTAAATCAACGTCTAGCCACTCGTCTCGCTGTAAGGTAAAGTCCCACCTCAAGCGCCCAGCCCCACCAGGACCAGAGAAGACCACAGACGGTATCTGCACGTAACCGTATAGCTTCAAAGACACCCTATTGTGGTAGCCAGAGCTTACCGTAACTGACCCGTAGTTACCCGACTCCAAGAAAGAGATAGGGTATTTTAGAGGGAATTTAATACCGCCCGTAAGGTTTGGTAGATACAGCCTATGCTTAGCCGTGTACTGATCATCGATCTGGCCATCTGGAGTCTGACCCCCACGCCACCACACCGGATCAGGAGCTATCAGAGTAGCGCCCCACTCAAATGCTGACCCGTTAGCTAGGAACGTTATATCGAGTGCACTATCCCGGGCCACATACATGGTCTTAGGACCACGAGGTGTGTTAACAGTCAGAGGTGACGTGTTAATATCCGCAATACTCAGTAGGGTCTCCATAGCTTCCTCAGCGTCCTCTAGAGACTGTCCTACATAATAGCCCTTGATAGCCCCAGACTTAGCTCCATGAAAGGCTTTAGTACGCCATATACCGTCGTAGCCCACACGCTGGCCACTTTGCGCAACGGCAGGGGCTGAGCCGAAGAGCTTGCACTCACTCACAACCCAGTCCCCGCCATTGATCACGTGGCCATTCCACGTGACTTCTTTCACATCAATCTCCTAAGCTGCCTTGCGACTTCCTCAGCAGTAGCGTACGGGTCGCTGCTATAGGCATTGACATTGACCCTGCTGGTGTTACCTCCAGCATTAGCCCCTGCATAAACAGGTTGAACGCCATTCAAATTGGTACTGAAGTTATCCCTAAAGTCTCCCATGACGCTCTTAGCTGAATCAAGCAGGTAAGGTTGCTCATTCTTGAGGCTATCAGCGAAGTCCCTAATGATCGCTTTACCAGAATGAGTCACGTAACCTTTACCAGAGAAAGGCCCCCACTTAGCAGGAGAGAAAGGCCACAGACCACGCAACCAATCCATACCCTGCTTAACCCAGCCCACAAGTGAATTCCACGCCCCCTGGATACCTCGCAAGAAGCCATCCACGAGAGCTCCACCGGACCTAACCAGCAAGCTACCTAGGTCACCCAGAGCCCCAGTGATTTTACCTGGCAGTGAGCGCGCGAATTCAGCAACCTGGCCGCCAAGCTCCTGGGCTTTCCTCAGGAATCCATTCCAAGCCTCAGAAGCTTTCTGTGGAAGACTTGATGCCAGTGATGCTATACCACCAATGATCTTGCCTGGCAGTTGCTTAACCCACTCGATAATCTCGCCACCCTTGCGGACCATACTCTGGAAGAAACCACCAAACCACTCGGCAGCTTTACCAGCAAGCTGCCCCAGACCAGCGAGCCACTCCAGTACCTTGCCGGGGAGAGACATCAGCCACTCACCCACAGACGCTAGCCATCCTGGGATGTAGCCCAGGAATTGTACGAAGCCCACAATAAGGCCAGCAAAGATTCCTATAGAAAACCCGACAATCATCAAGGTAACCTCGCCCAGTGCAGCAAGGCCATCCAGAATCATCTGAGGTAGGCCAGCGAAGAACTCAGCAATCTGCTGCCCAGCCCCAGCTAGACCTTCCATAAACCACTGACCAATACCTGTGGCGAACTCCGTCAGGCCCCTGACGAAGTCATTCCACAGTGCCCCAGCGCCTTCCACAGTAGCGTTCCACACACCACCAATGAAGTCACTGACAGCCTGCCAGTTGGTAATCAGGAGGACAAGCCCAGCAGCAAGAGCGGCTATACCAACCACAATCCACGTGATAGGGCTGGCAAGAAGAGCTGCCGTAGACGCCCAGATACCAGCTACCCAAGTAACGAAGGCGGGGATCAAGATACCAGCAATAGCCGCGCCAAGAGCTCCAAACGCCCAGGTGTTCTCTTTCAGCCAGTTACCTATATCCTGAAGAGTAGGAGCCATAGCTGACAAGACATCAGCCAAGGTGCTGAACACCGCTGAGCCCAGTGGCTCCAAGGCGAGCTGTGCGTTATTCTGAACTATCTGCCACTTCTCAGCGAAGTCAGACGTCTCACCGGCCACACCAAGAATAGTGTCATCAGTAGCGCCGATGGACTTCATCATATCCTCAGCGCCGATCTTGCCTTGCTTCAGAGCCTCCACAAACTGGGTTGCACCTTTAGTGCCGAACAGCTTGCTAGCTAGTTTAAGCGCGGCAGCTTCATTACCTGACTGGATATAGCTACCAATCTCGCCAGTAACTCGCTTGAAGGCCTCCTTAGGCTCCTCGCCGGACTTAGCCAGCGTGGTCAAGCCCTTAGTCATGGAGGTCATAATCTGGCTTGAATTCAAACCGGCTTTATCAAACGCACCGATCATAGCCGCTGTATCTTGGAACCCGAATCCAAGAGCCTTCATTGTAGGCGCAGCCTGAGCTGTCTTCTGAGCTAGATCATTGAACCCTAAACCGGTAGCCTGGCTGACCCTAAACAGATCATCCATAGCTCCAGGAATCTGCTTAGCCTCAAGGCCAAAAGCGCTAAATGCTGCTGTGGTCTTGCTGATGTCAACGTCCTGCCCCAGCAACCGGCCAGCCTCAAGAACCTGCTTAGCCACAGTCTCGAGGTCATCACCAGTCAGACCAAGCCTAGTATTCAGATCAGCGACCACGGGAGCTATCTTGGAGAACTCAGCTGGCGTGGTAGAGCCCACACGCTTAGCAACATCAACTAGGCCATCGAGAGCCTCGCCCGTAGCCCCAGTACCAGTGCGGATAGTATCAGTGACCTCATCGAAAGTCTCGCCAACTTTGTAGAGAGCGGCGCCAATACCAGCGGCCACACCTGCACCGAGGGCTGCAAGAGAGCTACCTTTAAGCCCTTCAGCCAACCTAGTGGATAACCTAGCCCCGCCTTCTTTGCCAGCCTTATCGGAGCCCTCGTTTACAGCACCAGTAATCTCTCCAACAATGGCTTCCTTGTTGCCTTTCATTGAAGGTACTAGCTGATAGTAACCTGTAGCTAGTTCAACAGAAGCCATTAACTACCCCACCAATCATTAAACTCACTCAAAGGAATAGGATCGTAACCAAACGATTTCTCAGCGTCCCTAACTTCGTTAGGACGCCTTATAGGCTTAGGTGGAGGCTCACTTGACTTGCCAGACCGCTGCCAATTAGCCCCAGCTAAGACGTCATAGATATTAGCTAGCATATAGCCGTCTGTGGTCCACACGTAGCCTAAATCCTTAGCTAAAGGGCCCCCTGGCTCAGCGTGGCTGACTATAGCCTGAAGGTCCCGCCAGGTAAGCTCATCTGTGCCTACCTGACGGGACCTCAAACCTAGCCCGATGAGCTCACGCTCTAGGGCTAGTGGGTGGTTATGCCAAACACCCACTAGCCCAACTATTCCCCCATGCTGATTTCAGAATGCTCTTTCCACGCCTCCATAAGAGCCATAAACATATCGTCATCGAGCTTATCTGTAATGCCCGGAACGTAGTGCTCAAGCAAATCAAGCTGGAAGTCGAGCAAGTCCGAAGTCTGCTTGCTAGTGGGTTTCTTACCTCGCTCCTGCTGAGCCTGGATAGCCCCAGCTAGATCCCCCATACGCTTACGGATACCCACAGGCAGCTTCTGGAGCGACGGCAACTCGTGAGTAACTTTGGACCCCGGCATACGGAACTTGAAATTGTCCGTCGCTTTAGGGCCGTCAAGCTGAAAGACCTTGCTCACGCCCCAGTCACCCCGTCATCAGTGGCGATGTACAGCGAGTTGCCCTGAGCATCAGGATAGCACGTCAGAGTAACGGGAAGCTTGATAGCGTCACTAGCAGCGAACGTGATGTCGTCCGCCTCAGTGATCTGGCCATCAGGAACCCAGATGATGATCTTAGCGTCGCCATCCTTCATGCGGAAGCACCAGGTCTTGTGAGGCAGCTCATCAGCACGTAGCTTCATCAACAGGCGAGTACCCTGCGAAGTCGTCTTCGGGGTAACCGTGACATTGCTCTCACCGAAGAAGTTCTTAGCGGAACCCTCAGACACCTCAAGATGAGACCACTTAATAGAACCCGAGAACTCACTCAGGATCTTCTTAACCACAGACTGAGACCAGTCTTTGATATCGTTAGTTGAACGCTTAACAGACAGAGTCAGCCCAGCATCACTAACATAGCCCGAGTCCGTCATCTTAAGAGTATTGATATCAAGATTATACAGATCGGAGGGAAGCGTAGTCACCAGAGTAGTAGTGGACAGAATAGCCCCCGTCACTGCCTGATCCGGACGCCCTGCCAGAACGTTACGATTATTTACAGCCATTTAGTTCACTCCTGCTAGAATCATACGGAACGTAAAAGAATATCGAGCGATCCCTGAACCGCCAGAAGACTGACTGCTATCAGGATCATAGTAAGGGTAAGAAACAATATCGACTTTATGGCAAGGGTATTTACCCAAATGTCCATAGTAAGGTCTTTCCTCGACCCAGTTAAGACATTTAGCCGCCAGGTTGAAAGCCTCAGTACTATCAGTGTTGTCCTTACCCCAGCATATGACGGTAATCTGGACCCTCACTCTACGAGGATCTAAGCGGGTACCAGAGCTAGTCAGCTTGACCACACACTGTCGAGTTCCTAGCTTGTCTGCCTGCTGCCTGACAGGCACCCCCTGTAAATGAGCTCTCAAGCCCATAATGCAGGCAGCCTCAGCGTCAGGGAACTCAGCTACAAAATTACCCATGAGTGTAACTCCCAAACGCACTAGTCAGAGTCTTATCGTCAGCCTCAGACTTAGCCCCATAAAAGCTAGCCGGCCTCACCGTAGCCCTAGCTCGAGTCTGGCCCACATACCCCGACCACTCAAAAGCGTCGTCACGACCAGCATTGTCATTGGCTTGGTCACATATCTTCTGGGCCATATCGTTCAGAACTGAAGCTACCTCACTGGACTTAAGCATCGCCTGGAACCCATCGTCATGGAATTCAAGTCGCTCAAGCATCAGTCCACCGCCACAAGCTTAATCACCTGGTGACTAAGGCCGAGGTAATCATAAGACCACACACCAGGAACACCTGAGACTCTATACACAGGTGTGGTCTTGTTAAACCATTCTCCCGGCGTACCTTTGTGGTCCCAACTCAGGATGACAAGATCTTTAGCCTGTACGGATGCGGTCAGTGGGGCGTACACCGTGTACGCCCACTGACCATCACCCTGCCTATCCCCAGCTATCTCAGTAGCACTAGGCTGCTGAATAGAACAGCCCTGGATAGTGAACTCTTTAGCCACCTGATCTTGAATCAGATTACCGCGGTCGTCGTACTTATCCTGTAGGCGAGCCACCCAGATATAACCGTTAGTTAGAAAGGGAAAGCTCAAGGGCGATACACCAACCTAAATCCATCAAGTGCACGCTTAGCATATGCGCTCAATCGAATACCCCCTCCAGGGACTTCAAACGTACTCGATACTGAACCCACAGCTGCCTGGTTAATACCCACCGGTGCAGTCCTAGAAGCTACAATAATCGACGCCATGACTACCTCCACAGTAGCAGGCAGCTCACTGTAGCCATGAGTCAGCGTAGCCTGTATAGCCCCCATAGCAGCAGGCAGAGGGTCATTCAACCTACACATACCTGCCTCAGACCATTCCTGTACCACACGCTCGTGACCGAGGTACTCGATCGTAGGCTCATCCTGAAGCATCAGGGTGGGCAGCTTAATAAAGCGTCCACCCTTATGGTCTACCCTCTTAGTCTCAGTGATCAAAGGGTAGATATGCCATTCGCAGAATTCCCTAATAAGTCCGGAAGCCTGCCTAATAAGAATAGGTGTAAGGGGGTCATCCTTTTTGATGACCCCCTTACTTAGGGCCTCCAGAGTATCAGCCCCAATAAGATCCATGATCAGGGCTTCAGAGAGACCTTGCAGAAAGCCTTCGGCTGAGTGATGGTCAGCAACTCACGAATCTCCATACGGACCACAGTCACGTCAGACACGAACAGATCAGCATGGGAGTTCGTAGCCTCAATACGGACACCGCCCTTACGGACCAGCATACCGCCAGCCTTGAACGCACCAACCAGAGCGGTGCCCTTAGCAATACGCGGAGAAATCACGGTGTTCAGGCCCCACAGCGACGGCACAACCTGCACCTGGCCGTTACCGTAAGCACCGGTGAAAGCGCCACCACCAAAGTACTGACCGTTGCTGTCCTTAGCCAGACGCTGAGCAGCGTAATCCTCAGGGTTGATCACGATAGCGTCAGCCGGGAAGCCACTCTCCTGAAGAACAGCCATAGCCCCGTTCAGGATACCCTCACCGAACTGCTGCACAGTAGCGGTCTTCTCCAGCTCCTTAGCCAGAATACCGTTCTTCTGGAGGACGCCCTGGAGCTGACCATTCTGACCAGAGCCATTCAGCAGCTGATTCTCCTCAGCTACAGCGATGCGGTACACGCCACGCTGATTAATATGCGAGGCCAGCCAGGCGTGATCCTCGAGCATCTCGTCAGAGAATGCCAGGATACCGGTGATCTTCTTCAGTGCCTCAATAGAAGTCTTCGGGTTAACAAAGTGAATGTTGCTCTTCTTGGCACCCTGAGCAGTCGGGCCAGCATCACCCTCGACAGCACTGTCCTCGAGCCAGGCCACAGCAGCGCTATCAGTGTTACCCTGAGCGAACAGGTCGCCAACATACAGCGGAGGCTGAGCGTAATGCGCAGCCTTATCGTAATCGGTGTCAAACCCGATCAGGGAGTCCCAAGTCAGGTGCCAATCCTCAGCACCCTTGAACTCGGGACCATTCACCGAGAAATTCTCACGGCCCTTAACCCGAGCAAGCTCAGGACCGAAGTGCTTAACGAAGTGGGCGCCAAGAGATTTGGCCTCACGCTCAACTGCCACAGAATTTCCTTTCAGTTCATTAACCGCGCCTTCATTCGACTCGAAGGACTTAATCTTGGCCACAGTGGCCTTGTACTCTTCCACCAGAGCTTCGGTATCCTTACCGACAACCCCTGACTCTTCAACTGCCTTAAGGCGACCCTTAATCTCAGCTGCCTTAACTTTCAGTGCCTCAATACCGCTCACGCAAGCAACCCCTTAATCTCAGCCAGGATGGACTTAGCCTGATCATCAGCAGGCTTATCCTCAGGCTTGTCTTCAGCCAGCTTATCCTCAGGCTTGTCTTCCTCATCGAAATACTCATCAAGCTTGGACTCAAGCGCTTCTATAATCGGCTTGACCACAAGCTCGGCAATCTCTTCAGGCGTCATTCCTTCTGCCTCTTTCTTAGATTTGACATCAGTAATAGCTGCCTCAGGATTAGCTGGGGCAGGGACCACAGACACCTCAAGCAACGACACCCTCTTAATGTAAGTCTTGCCGTCCTTGTGATCTGCATCATTAACATAGAAGCCGAAAGACATGCGGTCAATTCGGCCTTCCTTCAAAAGCTTATACACAATAGGGCCATTACCCGGACCCTCAGTATCGACCACACACCGGACAAGCAGGCCGGTGTCGTCTTCCTCAGCTGACTCAACATACCCGATGTTATTCATGGGGTCAGTGAGGTCATGCCCATAGAAGACCGGGATCTTCCGGCCTTCCCATTCTTTCAGGGTGTCAGCGAAGGCACCTTGTACCATAACCTCACCATAGGAGTCGACGTTACCGAACACCGACGCGTACCCAGTGAACACACCAGTACTGGACTCAGACTCTTCTGCTTTAACCTTAAACGACTTAGTCTTAATCGCTACTCCCAATCTATGCTAGTCGTGCAATTACAGTGAGCAACCTCAGCAGGATCATCATCATCGCCAGGGTACTTCATGCCATTGCTGAACTCTTCGTCCAGGCCCACACGCTCACCATCCATAGCAGCATGTGAGTCCCTAGCATTAGGTCCCGTATGCCATGTCTTGGTAGCAGCACCAGACTGCCTGCCAGCCTCCTGTGTGGCCCAGCCCATAGCCCACGTGACCATTGACCCCGCCATACCCAGAGCTGACTCTTTCAGCCAGTGCTCAACAGGCTCCACAGTGTCAGGAGGGTCATCACCCTCCATAGCCTGCTCCCACTCATCCTGTTCATCCTCAAGCTCATCCAGGCTATCCAGAATCCCCTCTGAGATTCGCTCAGCTCGCTTCTTCAGGTACTTACGAGTCACGCCCTTGTCGTACGACTCATCCCTGCCCTCAAGCAGACGTCGACCTACCTCACTCGTAAGGTCCAGGTCAAGGTCCGTCAGGTCCTGAGCCAGAGACTCATCTGCTGAGGCCTTAGACCTCATCCGGCCAGACTTATACAGGCGCTTCCTAGCGTGAGCCTCGAGTACCGTCGTGTACCTCTTGACCCACGACTTGCGGTCCACACCTAACCTTCGAGCCTTAGTCCTCACCTCGCCAGAGTTCTGACCGTACCCTGCTGGATCCACACTCACATTCAACGGGGTGATAAGATCATCGCCACCATCGATAGCAGGAAGGTTCAACCTAGCCCTAGCTTCATTACGGGTCATGTATGCCGAGCCCACAGCTGACTGGAACCACTGTGCCTGTTGTTCAAAATCAGCCTGGAGTTTCTCAGCTACGTTGAATTCAATATAGCTACCTTTAGCCCCACCCATAATAGGAATAAGGAACGCATTAAGCGTTGATTCTATTTCAGCAATAAGCGGACCTAGCGTATCCCCATAAAGCATCTTACGGAATTCCCTGACATTGCTGTAATTAGCGTTATCAAGAATACCAACCATTGTGGGATTAACATGGAACGCATTAGCTACTGTCGAATAAGCAAGCTTAACGCCTTCAATGTACTGCTGATCAGTAGCGCTGAAGTCCACACGATTAAGAGTCATCCCATCCTCAAGGATGGGAGTGCCCCCAGCGCGCTTACCCGACCCAGTATATTTCTCGTACCAGTCCTCACGGAAAGTCTCGCGCTGACTGTCAGTCCACCGAGGAGCATCAACAGGGCGCTGAAGCACAGCGGAGACCTTACCTCCGCGAGCCCACAGCTGCTGACGGTACTTCGATGCTTGAATCTGCTCAGCCAGTACTTCCTTCAAACTGACAATGGTCGCGCTGCACCCCCCAGGATCAGTAGGGTGATACCCACCGAAGTAGACCACACGTGAACTGTCCAGAGTCAACTTCTTATCTGACTCGAAGCTAACCTCATGTGTGACCTTACCAAAATTGTCAGACTTAGTCTGAACCCAGCTAGGGGGCAGGCGGTAGACTTCCCAGTTACCGTTCTGGTTCACTACTGGCCACCAGTAGGCCCTATCATAAAGGGCCTTATCCACAACGAGAGCATAGATCAGCTGATACAGAGTCATGCTCTCATTAGCTTTGGCGCCAGAGAGAAACCCGCCAACGGGGGACGAGGTATCCCTCAGCCTGCCCCCATCGCTTTGCTTAACGTAGGAATGTACACCCAGATGAGCGATATTCCTGGCAAGGAAGGTAACCACAGTACGCAGGTGCGGTTGAGTCTTGAATAGCTTAGCAGCTGAAACACCGGAAAGGTCGACCAATTCAGTTGGCCCGACCTTATACTGCCGAGGCTCATATGTGGTAATGCCCTGAAGTCGGTTAAAGATGCCAGCCCAGAAACCCACTATTACACCTCCAATTCAATCCTGTAAACAGTATAACACATTTCAAATAGATTCAAGCCCCGACACGCCGTAAGCCGAAACTTTTGTTTTGTGGAATTGCCACACGTTCATTGCTGTGACTAGCGCGGCCACACCATCGATCTTATCCCGCTTCTTTTGCTTAGCGGGTTTAATATTACCAGCAGGGTCCATAGCAGGACGTATATTATCTATCTGCCACGCCATAAGAGGATTGCCGTCGTGCTTAATAGCGCCCCCCTGCATAACCAGCCGCTGAATCTCTTTCATAGGGCCTGACATAGAGACAAACCCCTGACGTACTTTTTCAAGTCTGTACCCATCAGCCTGGAGATCGTTAGATACCTGAGTAGCATTCCACGGATCGAACCCTATGCACTGAATATCATAATGCTTAGCATCCTCATCAATCTGGGCTTTAACAAAATCATAATCAGTGACGTTACCTGGAGTCAACTTAATTAGCCCTCTATTAGCCCACACGCTAGCATTCTTGTATGTGGCCCTGTCAAGCTCAGGCAGTGCAGCCTCAGGCAGGAAGAAGCGGGGCAGTATCTGGTATGTGCCGTCCTCTGCCGGAAACAACCACACCAGCGCAGTAAGGTCAGATACCGCTGCAAGGTCAAGCCCGCCGTAGCATTGCCTGCCCTCGATATCCAGCTGGTCCACAGCTCCGCGCATCCAGTCAGCCCTGCTGATCCACGACTCATCCAGCCTGCCCCTGATACCTAAATGTAGCCTCAAGAAGCTGGCCTTAGCCACAGGATCTGTCCGCGCCTTGTCAGCAGCTGACTGCATGAATGCTCGTGACGGAGTTACGGGATATAAGGGGTTGGCCTTAGCCCACGTCTCTTCTGACCAGGGGTCATCTTCAGGGGAAGCAGACCACACCACACAGAATGATCTAGGAGCTTTTACAACCCCCTTACATATGTTGTCTACCAGCTCTCGGCGCTGGTCGTACGGCGTGCCCACACTGCCGTCATCAGCTGTAGTGATCACCATCGTCAGAGGTTGCTCACGAGCGCCGGTACCTGTCTCCATAGCCTCTAGCAGGGACAGAGACTTATGTACGTGCAGCTCATCACAGATAGCCCCGTGCAAGTTAGCACCGTGTGCTAGGTCACCTTTCGATGACACTACCTTGATTACGCTAGACGTCCTATCCTGCTTGATCGAGTTATGCAGTGACCTGATGCCAGCTTGCTTCAACAATGGAGAGTTGTCGACAAGTTGCTTTAGCGGGGTGAAACATGCCCCTGCTTGGTCTCGTGACGCTGCACCAATAATGACCTCAGCGCCACCCTCATGATCACCGAAAGCAAGGACCATAGCCAGTGCACTAGCCAGCGTGGACTTAGCTCCTTTACGGGGCATTTCGACATAGGCATCCCTATACAACCTCAGCCATCTACCTAGTGAGTCGTCATACACCTGCCAGCCAAACAATGGTGCAACAATGTAAGCTATCTGTACATTAGTCAGCTTAAGGGGCTTACCTGCCCAGCGACCTTTAGTGTGCCTTAATGCAGAAATAACCCTGAGTGCATGATCCACACACTCAGGGTTAAAGCGTACCTTCATACCGTGTACTTCATTATTCGGATTAGGGCATTTAAGCAAAGGCCCTCTATTAGGTACTTCTAGTTTCCTGCTAATTAAATACTTCTTAATTTCCTCAGGAATTACATTGTTCATTGTGTTCTATTCACATAAGGAATGGGTTATCAGTCTCTTTATTCCGACCTGAATTTCTTGCTTTAGGCGTCCATCCAGCTTCTTTCATATAAGCCAGAAAGGCCTGAGATTGTGACCGGAAAATAACCTCAGCTGGGTGTTTCTGCATTCGGTGATTTGGGTTATCTGTGACAAGTACTGAATCAGCCGAAATAACCTCGTTAGAGGCTTTTCGTGCAATAGCGTAATGCCGGCACATAGCCTCGATAAACAGCCCGTCCATTTCGTCGAGGTTATTCAGAACTTCCTCGGGCATCATACCCACAAGTTCAGACCACACACCTCGAAGAACCTCGTTATTGGCGATTCCAGGAGGAATCTCACTAAAACGCTCACCCTCGGCCAAAATAACACCTTCTTCCCAAACAGTGAACACTGTTCACTTTAACGATCAACTAACCTGCATTTCACGGAGAGTTACCCCGACGCAGCTTTTTAATTGAATTTCGTGATTTTCTCGACGCTTCCCTTGTTTTCTGAGAATGGCATTCACGACATAATGATTGCAATCTGTTTTCGTCTAGAAGTGTTTCTTCTTTCTCAATTGCTTTAATTCCGTCAATATGATCCACTTCTGTTGCAATCATTCCGCACAAATTACAGTAAGGATTCTCTCTAATGAATCTGTTGCGAAGTTTCTTCCAACGTCTATACAAACGCCCGTCGACATTCTTCCAAATCGTTGGCCGAAGTTCCCAACCAGACTTTGTCGGGGTGTGGGCCAGGCACAACGCTGTGCCTGGCAAACCTAGTTCTCCGCACCAGCATCGCTCAGGGGCTGAATACGGCATCCTACAAGTCCTATCGGGGTATACCAGGGGGTACCTTCCAGGGTACCTTAGGGGTACCTATGCGAGATACCCCAGGGGGCTATTCCTGCACCCCCTGGGGTATCTCAAAATTAGCGCCCCCGGGGTTCCAATCCAGGGGGCACTTGCAAACCAGTACCCGTATTGGATTAACAATACCCCCATAGGTTAACCCATACACCTAGCCTTGTCAAGCCGACACGCCGGTAGTCACCAAGCCACCACCACATCGACCATCAGGTACCCACCCTCAACCTCAGACCCAAGCGAGACCACACGCTCGCCGTACGCCGACAGTGCCTGCCAGCATGCCCTAGCCTCATAAGACTCCACCGGGTAGTCACCCAGCTCAGCCCCCCACCGCATGTGTGTGGTCTTGCTCTCGTCATCGTGCAGCATGCCTCGCCCCTCCAGCCGGTATCCAGCAGGAAGTGCAGGCGCCTCGCCTCCACCCGGCACAACCACACATCGCTTAACAATCTCTCTCGGAATCTCCATGCCCACAGTGTAGCACACTCCCCGCCACCTCGCGACATCCCCTGGGAGCTGCGTGTGTCGGCCTTAGACGCCCTAGAAAGTCCTGGGGGTACTCCAGTGCCACCCCAGCCCTGCTAGGCCCTCAGAATCCATCCTACGGCCTCTCAGCGGCATCCTAGCCTCCACTCCCCAAGCACTAGACCACACACCGCCTCCTGCCTCCACTCCCCTCACACCCCTCGGCCATCCCGCCGTGTGAGCCCTCATCAGCTCAGCTTGTGCCAGCCCGCCGTGTCCNNGGCTCACACGGCGGGGCGCTGAGCGACCTTGGATCCAGCAAAGAGAGAAAGGTCTCCCCCATACCCCCTCTAAAGAGAGAAATATATAATAACTAACTCCCCCTGAGAGTCTCTCTCTCAGGCGTAAACGCCAGAGAGAGACTCTCAGGGGTTAGGGTGGATAGGGGGGTTTGGGGGGAAGGAGGGGAAGGGGTGCCGGTCTCGTACGCG